AATGGAGACAGGGTAATTGGAGTCGATGGACACGTTGAGATATCTTATGGATTAGTTATACCGCTGGAGTATCGTCAAACAATATCTCTAGTTGGAGAGTATTCCAGTGAGGCTATTCTTCCTGTTGTTGCCGAAACAAATGAGGCATACCTTGTGGGGGCCTCTAGCACCGCCGCAGGCAGGGTCTTTGTTTGGACTGGAAGTTCTTACGACTCTTTTTCAGCAACCTACGGGTGGTTCTTAAGGGAAGAAACAGATGCCAGCCTTGTCGGGGTAGCCTCAGAACTTGTCAACCCCAAGTTCTTTGTCACTGATGGACAAACTGTGTACAGGGAGGTGTCAAAGATTTCCGGCATAAGAGTCGTGGTTCAAACAATGAACACGCTAGACTCAACCCTAGAGCTTATTGAGATATCCCCCAGGCTAGTTGTTAACATGACAGACAGAACTTCTGCATTCAACGTGACTAAGAGTGCATCAGACCTTGGAATCAGCGGTATGCCAGTAGGACAATTGCTTGCATCCGTTGGCTCAATATCTATCTTTGACTACGACTCCGCTTTCAACGAAAATAATGCAGGCAGCATGATATCCTCCTTTTCATCTAAAAATATGAAGGTAAAGTTCTTTGAAGATATCGTTGACAATTCTGGGCAAAGATATTTGATTCCCATAAAGACTCTTTATGCAGAGGGCTTCCCCAGCACATCGGTTCAAGATAGGTCAGTCTCTGTACCGCTGAGAGACCTCTTCTTTCTGCTAGAGTCTATGGAAGCACCAGAGCTATTCCTACAAAACGTTTCTATGACTTATGCCGTTTCAATTTTGCTAGACTCTATCGGGTTTTCCAATTATACCTTTAAGAGAATTGACGATGAAAGCGATGCGATTATTCCATTTTTCTTTGTTCAGCCAGGAAAAACGGTAGCGCAAGTTCTTCAAGACATTGCAGTCTCTACACAGACAGCCATGTTCTTTGACGAGTACAATAACTTCGTTATGATGACAAAGAACTTTATCATGCCAGCAGAGGGAGAGAGACCAGTGGACCTAGTTCTTCGTGGCTCCAAAGACTTTTCCGCTAGCGGAGTAGAAAAAAACAAGACCGTGCCAGGCAAACAGCTTGCAAACATTCAGTCGATAAGCTCTATGCAAAACGATGTGTACAATGATGGAACTATCAGATATTATGCCCGGCACATTCAAAGATCATACGGCTCCTTAAAGCAGAGTATGCTTATCGATAAAGACAAGTCTTGGAGCTATAAGCCAGTTCTGCTTTGGGAGGTTAGCCCTACTCCAAAGGTCAAGTCCCAGGGAGACGATGCTGGAGATCAGTCATCCTATGTGTTGTCTGCAATTCCCCTTAACTCAGACCTTAGCGAAGAAGTTCCTACAGTTGTTGGCGGAGAAGTTATAAACAATATCATTGAGTTTGGCGAGGGCATTTATTGGCTATCTCGTTACAACGGATACTTTTACTCCAATGGAGAAGTCATTAAATATGATGCCGCTGAATATAGCGTGGCAGGCATCGGAGACGTTTGGGTTTCTAGCGCACAAGAGTACCACAAGTTCTTTTCTCAGGTTCCATTTAACGGAAAGATGTATCCTACAGGCACGCTTAGAATATTTTCAGAGCCAAGCTACGAATTCATCGACGGTATCAGGGTAGCGAAAGACGGTCCAGTTGCTAAGCATGGAAGAGGTCAGTTTGACACCAAGGTCGTTGGGCACCGGGCAGGACTAGACCCCTATTGGTCTAGCAACGAATCTGTTGCTGGATGTAAAATGCAGTCGAGCATTTTGTTTTCAAAAACTAAAGAGTTCTTCGTTGATGCCAGAAGTGATGTTTCTACTGGACTACCACCCATAACACAATTTATTAGGGTCTCTGACATAACAGGATTAAAGATTGGTCTTTTGGTAGAAGTTGTTAGTGGTCCAGGAAGGCTTTCTCCAGGCTCAAAAATTACTGGAATAAACGAGGCACAAAAAACCTTCGTTGTGGATAAGCCCATTCTTGTGCCCTTTGCATTAGTGCCCGGCTCTCCTGAACTTGCAACAACAAGGCTTAGAATGTCTGAGCTTGTAGACGTTGAGTCCTTAGAGGTTGACTCTACTTCCGAGGTTTCGGTTGCTGGCTCCGCACCGGAATTTGCTAGGTCCACTACCAGAAACGGTATAATTAAGAATTTTTTGTCTGCATCAAACATAACAGAGACACAGGCAAACTCTTTTTATTCCACACAGTCTGGAACAATTCAGTCTTCCGCTCTTGTTATGCAAGGTTCTCCACTTGGTGTCGATGACAATCCGATAGACTTTATCTCATACGTTCACAAGCCGTTAGATCAAAAGTTTACTCACTTTGGCACTAGAATGAGAATTGTAGGAAGAGTTTCTAGCTCACAGGACAGGCAGTCTCCGGTAGGAAGTATGCCGTATTACTCTGTAGAGAGTGCGCTGTCAGAAGAAAGTGTTTCCATCTCTGGAGGGTCAGGTGGAATTGCGGTATTGCTGAACCCAGTGACAAACAACGGATATTATTTAGAGCTTATCTCTCTTACAGAAAACAATGTTTCAAAATACGGAGAAGGTGCTGACCTGCACAGCATAGTGTTTTACAAGTTGATGAGAGAAAAAAGGCAAGCAGCTGGTTCTTTGGATGCTGTTGACGATGAGACCTCAGCCATTCCAATAAAGCTTTGGGGTGGAAGTCTTCCTGTTGTGGTAGACGACGGATTGTTTGCTGGTCAGGCGAGGGTCTTCGGTGAAGAAAACCCTAGCGTATATGACTTATCTGTTGAGTATGTAGACTCTGGAGGAATAAGAAACTTTTACATATACGTAAACAACAAGCTAGTAAAGGTTGTTCAAGATACAGAGCCTCTTCCCGTATACAATAACATGGGGCTATTTGTTCGTGGAACTTCAAGGATTATGTTTGAAAACATATTTGCTCTGTCAAACAACGTTTCTCAAAACTCTGTAGCAACTCTCGACACTGCAATCGGCTCGGTATTTGCTAATCAGGAAATAACAGTTAACGATTCGTTAAGAAAATATGCCATGAGCGGAATGGTTCAGAGCACATATCTGTCGGGAGTTGGCAATTCAGAGCCACTGAAGTACTCCATATACTTCGAAGAGTTTGGCACAATCATGAGAGAGGCTGCATACTTTAACGTGAAGTATGACAGAGCCTACCCAGCGCTATACGCTCAGATTTCTCCAACATTCAATAACATGAAGGGGTACACAATTTCTGGATTTATTGCCGGGGCCTACGGAGCGGAGTTCTTAATCTTTAACAATACAGACACCGCACTGAACCTTGATGAAACAACAGGAAACTACTTAAGGATTCAGGGTGTTGCATTTACTCAGCAGACTCAGTATGATTTAACAGTGGATGAATATTTTGGGGTAAAAAGCAATATGTCTACTGCGCTATTTCAAAAAGATAACACAATCGAGGGAGCCAATAGGGCAAAAGAAGACATGATTAATGTCAGGCAAAACAGAATATCTTATGGAAGAAAAGAGTTCTCTATTGACCCTATATACATTCAGTCAGAGGATGCCGCAAACGAGCTTATGGATTGGATGATATCTAAAACAATGAGTAAGAAAAAGTCCGTAGGCTTGCAGCTATTCGGAACACCGACTTTGCAACTGGGAGACGTTGTGTCTATTGACTACAAGGATTCTGCGGGGGTAGACGAAGTGGCTATTGGTTCCGAAATCTTTACGGTCTACAGCATTGAATATTCTAGGGATGCATCTGGACCATCAACGCTGGTGTATTTGAGCGAGGTAGCATAGTGGCCACAACACCCGCCCCAAGAGCAGTCGGAGCAGTTCCTGAACATATGCCAACCCCAATGCCCACGTTTACGGACAATACCCCGGTAAAGGTGGCGACTCCAGAGTTAGTCATAACAGGAGAGGCACCCATGACTGTTGAAGAAATGACAGACCTGGTGTTTGAAAAAATAGGCGGTCACGAGATAATTAATCTTTTAAGGCTTGAAAATGTCAATGGAATTAATGCGGTGTATCAGCCAATAAAAAACGTTGCACAGCTTGCAGCAGAATATGGCCCTATTACGATATTACCACTGCCTCGATCAACAAACTTTTACTTTAATGGTTTTGCTATTGATCTTTTGTCAAGGGTGCCTCAAAAGGGATTGGGTTCCAACATATACATAGATGCAAGTCAGGTAGGACCCTCAAGCTTAATCATCGAGGTAGCTAATATGCTGCCAGAAGAACGAGTAGAGGTAGAAATAATAAAGACCAAAGATGCGTTTAATGATACAATTGTGTAGGTGAAAAAATGATAACGGAAACTGGAAAAGCAATTCTGTCAAAGTATCTCATTGGGCAAAGCCCAGGCTATGCTTCGCACATTGCTTTAGGGTGTGGACCAAAGCCCCTTGCAGCAGGAGATGCTTTTGAAGATTATTCCAATAAGGAGTCTCTAGATTTCGAGATGTTTCGAGTTCCCATTATTTCTCGGGGGTACGTGACAGAAAACAATCAAACAAGCATTGCTCTAACAGCAGAGCTTCCCACAGAAGAAAGATATGAAATAACCGAGGTTGGAATATACTCTGCCGGAGCAAACCCCTCTGCTGGTTCAAGAGACAGCAAAACAATATTCTCTTTTTCTAGAAACGAGGGTTGGGAGTATCATGCAGAAGGAGTAGCGCAATCTCTTCCAGTTCGTAATCTTCCCCTAAACTCTCTAAGCCCTACAGACATAGACTTTCCAACACTTACAGAACAGTATAGGTATCACGTTTTAGCCGATGGCCTAACGGCAACGTCTTTTAGGTTTTCCGAAAACCTTCTGGGGACAGACGGCCTACCGAGCACAGTTGCTGTGTCAACGGCAGGTCCTCATTCCGGCACACACACTGTCTTGAACTCTAGTGGAGAGCCTATTGGAATCGCCACAATAGATGATGATGGTTCAAATCTAATCAGTTTGAACGGGCATGGATTGTCTGCCCAAGACTCTGTTTATTTTATTAGCAGTGGAAGCCTTCCATCCTCCATACTATCTGCAAGACCAGTAATTCCAGCACTTCAAACAGCTTCTAGCAATGTTCTTTTTGTTCAAGATGCAAGGGTGAAAAGGAATGAGCGGTCTCGATTCCTAGACAACGTTATTTTGTTGGGCGGAGACACTGGAAACATTGTGGTAAATCCCGCTACTGGAAATCTAGAAGAAGGACCGCTTTCCAGGCACATTCATTTAACGGGACAATCTTTTTCTTTTGACAGAAACTCCTCTACAGATGAGTTAAGAATTGCCTTTTCTGTTGTCAACAGATTAGAGGCATCCGGCAATCCAGAAGCGGTTAGAATTCTTGTTGAATTTCGTTCAACTGAAAGTGTAGAAGAGGGGTCTCAGTTTGCAAAGTTTGAGGCAGAGGTTTTCTTTGTTGAGCCGCCAGCAGGAGTCAGTCAAAACAGGTACATTGTTTTGTCTAAGAAGCTAGAAGATTTAGAAAAAAGTGCAAACTTCACCTGGAGCGCAATGAATGTTGCAAAAATTTCGGTATCGGTTCTAGATACCGTTTTAGCCCCACCCCCAGGAGACCCACAAGGAGCACCAACCCTACAGCAACTTCAATCAGACAAATGGTATGTCGCACTAGATGCTTTGAGGTTTGAAAACACATCCATTAAAAACCCTCTTTACGGTTTGACGGGGTATTCGGTTGTTAGGACCGAAACCGCAGATGGGTTGCCCATCATTAAAGGTTCAAACACAAAGAGCCTTGTTGAATTCAGGTTTGCTTTGTCTGTGGGAAACTAGAAGGTACGTAATGGAAGAGTTAGTCAAAAAGATTATTGTTCCGGTATCTGAGATACAACGTCTAACTGAAACAGACATTGAAGATGGTATCAAGCAGTATGTTCGATACCGCATTATTTCAGAAGACCGTAACAGAACGTCTTCGTGGTCTCCGTTAGTAGAGTTTTCTTTGGATGAAGCTGGACTAAATGTGCTAGACGGTGGTGCTCCTTGACGCAGGTGGATAGTAGGGCATTTTCTAATATCCAGGTACGCCGTGGTACGGCGGAGCAGTGGATAGCCAAAAATCCCATTTTACTTGCTGGAGAGTTTGGGTTTGAAACATCCAGTAATCGTGTAAAGATTGGCAATGGGGTAACGCCGTGGAATTCTCTGCCGTATTTTTCCACCACTGGTGGTGGAGCAACGGGTCTTACAGGAGCTACAGGCTCTACAGGTCCACAGGGTGCCGTAGGCCCCACAGGACCAACGGGAGCCATAGGTCTTACAGGACCAACGGGAGCTACAGGCTCTACAGGTCCACAGGGTGCCGTAGGCCCCACAGGACCAACGGGAGCCATAGGTCTTACAGGACCAACGGGAGCTACAGGCTCTACAGGTCCACAGGGTGCCGTAGGCCCCACAG